CCATAGCACGAGCGAGCGCCTTCGTATAACGCTTGCTGAGCGAGTCGTACAGGTTGTCTTCAACCGCTTCTTCCGTGATGGAGAAGCCGAGAGCGATGGTCTCGTGGTTGTAGCGGGCAGTCCAAGCCTCCTGCGCGTTGTCATACGCAATTGCTTGGCCTTCCGGCTTCACCGGAGCAGCGGAGAATCCGCTGAGTTTCGTCTCTTCTTCAAAGGAACGCTCGGAGGTCTCAGTTTCGTAGATCTCCTTGTGTTCCTCACCATACTGCTTGTACTCCAGACCAAACAAAGCGTTCAGGCCGGGGAGCAGTTCCTTCAGTAATTGTGCACGTGAAATAGCCATTTTCTATTGCTCCTTTACGGCGTAGTGCTGCTGTAGTAACCGTGGACCAGCACGTTCACCTTGACCAGAATTTCCGGATAAACCGTGAAAACAATGGTCGAGGCCGCCGGAATCGAGGTTACGCCGCCCGGTACTGCAATCGCCGAATCAATCGTGATTGAAGTATCGCCAGCAGCCGCAGCAACCGACACGAACGAACCCGTCTCAATAACCTGACCATTGCTGGCAAGGTACGACACGTTCGTACCAACCGGAATCGCAGCCGGGAGGCCCGAACCAGTCAGCGTGATGGTCGTGGACGAAGACGAACCCGTCGCCGTGTAACTGTACGCGGTGTCCGGAACAACATCGACGCAACGAACCGGAAGGATCGACGTGACCGGGGTCGCGGTCGGAGCAAGCACGGCATTAGCCGAGTTACCCGTGTTCACGGAACCGGTGTTGTTGATCAGAGAAAGGTTCGCGCCGATCATCGCCGGAGCGCCAGACGCCAGAGTCGTGCCAGACGAGCAGACCACCGCCTTGAAGACGGTATCCGGATCGTCAACCACGTAGGCAAGCCCGTCACCAGCCGCCGTCGAAGCAGGCCAGTACTGAGCGAACTGTTTCTGCTTAGTCGTCGGGTTAGTGAATGAGCAGCCAAGGAATACGCCCGTCACCTGATTGTTCGTGGTGCCCGTAGACACCGACGCACGGGTGACACTGCCACGCGACAATTTCACGAAGTCTCCGTAAAAAATGTCCGTGCCATAGGCGTACTGAATCGGCAGTTCGCGGACTGAACCCGCGAAAACCTGCCCACCGATCAGATTGATCGGCTTAAGCCCGTAGGGGGCTGAGACAGTAGGATAAGCCATTTGTTACTCCAAAATTGGTTATTTGCCCTTACCGAACGAGGTCGAGGAGCGCCTTTCATTAAATAGCGGCATCCGCTCGTCGTTCAGCCTCATGAAACTGTTGTCCACGGAGTTAATCTGGGCCTGAGCCTGCTTTGCGTAATAATCATCACGCTGCTTCATCAGTTCAGATGGTGCCTTGCACAACAGCAAACCGCCGATTTCCACATTGCCCTTAAATCGGGAATTAGGATCGGCATGTAGCATCAACTCCGGGTGGTCCTCGGCTTTCACCGGCTCCCAACCTTCACGGAGTTTTGCGGACGTATTCGTGGGGTCAGCTTGACCCATCATGGAAGTCCGAATCCATCGGAACACATATCCCTCTTGGGGCTTCGGTTCCGGCAAGGTTTGTGGGGCTACCCACACCTGCTTACGCTGCGCTGATTCTCGATTTTCGAGTTCACGTGCGAGTCTATTCTCAGCCATTTTAGTTAGCCTCCAGTTTCATAAGTTCACGTGCGTACTGCTCGTTGCTCAGTCCCAGTTTCTTGGCGATAGCAACTTGAGTCGGTGTCAGGCGGACCTGACGCGGCGCGGTTCCCCGCGTTACCGGAGCCACTATATTGGCTGGTTTTGTGCGAGTAGGTTTTTCGTCCTGTCTCGTTTGAGTCGGCCTTCCCTCTTCTGCTCCTTCGTTGAAGTAGTCAGGGAAACGCTTCTTCATCGTCGTGTTAACTCGGTCGTAATAATCGTCGCTACGCGGATCGACTCCAGACCGGACCAGTTTTTCATGCAGTCCCAATGCGAGGGCGGTCATCTCCTCGTCGGTGCCAAACCACGGGTTTTTCTCGCGCCATGCTTCTGCTTTTGGATCCGCAGGCGAAGGTGCCGGGGGCACTGGGTACTGTTGAGTCGGTTGTACTACCAATTCCTCTGGTTGTAAAGAGGGTTGGAAATTCTCAAGTTGTTTTATACGGAACTTGGCTTCGGTTAATGCTTCTTGCGCTTCGGCAATTTTCTCCGCATCCCCCGCTTCATACGCCTGCTTTAGCCGCTCCTTCGACGTAATCAGGTCGTTGCTTGCGGCTTTACTGACTTCCTGAAAATAAACTCGCTCTCCGTTGCCCAATCGGCGCTTTAACTGCTGAATCTCATTCTCACGGGCACGAATCTCATTTTCACGGATTACCGCAAAGCGGATGGCTTCTTCCTTTTCGCGCTGGGCGCGTTCCTTCTCACGACGCTCGTCGTGCCAGACTTTCTTCATCTGGGAGAGGCGCTTTTTAACCTTGTCGGAATACTCCTCAAGGTCGTCCTTCTCCAACTCCTCTACCATGTCTTTAGGAAGAGGTTTACGGCCCCTGTCCTCGGGAGGAGTGTCGTCTATTACCTCAACTTTTAGGTCTTCCTCCACAGCGGAGGGCTTTTCCTTTTCAACTTCGTCAGGAAATTTAAACTCTTCTTGCTCAGCCATGATTTACTCCTTTATGCGCGGCGAATGCCACGGGGATCTTGCACGACAGCCTCAACGGTGTCGTCGTTAATGATGCGGAATTCCCTGCCGTGGATGACCACGCGGGTGCCTGAATACGGACGGGTCAAGACAAAATCACCTTCCTTGCACCAAGGGCCAGTCGGAAACCGGTCCTTGTCTGCATAACAAAGGTCGCCCATCTTCACGACAAAAAGTACGACAGTGGTTTGTTCTTCCACCTTTCGCGTTTCGTCAGCCTTGATCAATCCACCCTCAAACTCTTCCTCTACGTACGGAACCGCACATAGCATCCGATAGCCTTTCGGGTCTGGCAGGAGTTTGGCTTTAGCAGCCTCTTCCTGAGTTTTAGCAACGTCAATACTACTCATCATCACGCTCCATACGTTTTGCAAGGTCTTTAATGTGATTGCGCGCGAGGTCGAGACCCTGTAACGCCCCGCAAAGACGTTTGTATTCACCCTCGTCCAACTTGCCTTGGATCAAGGTTTCAACAATTAAAATGCGCTCGTCTTGGAGTTTTGAGTCCAAGAATTCCAGAGCGTTGGAATAAGCCATTTACTCCTCCTTTTTGGGCGGTTGCGGACGCTGTTGTGCAGCCATCCGTTGTAGTTCAGCAGACTCTTTGGCCTTGCCCATCTCAATACCAAGGCGAACTCCCTCCATCTGCTGCTTGGCAGACAGGGCAGCCTTGTCTTTCTGGATGTCCACGCCGAGACGCGCTGCCTCAAGCTGCTGACGCCCAGAGATTTCTGCTTTGCGAAGTTCCAACTCGTCGGCCTTGGCAGCGGCATCCATGATGTCCTTCTGCTGTTTGCGTTGGATCTCGGCCTGCTGGATCTGCGCTTCGATCTGCATCTGCTGCGCTTTGGTCTGCGCCTGAAGTTGCTTGATCTGCAGGTCCATCTGTTGCATCTGGATAAGCGGGTCTTGCTGTTGCTGCTGAGCCTGTTGCATCTGCATCTCGGCCTGATCTTTCTGCAAGACTCGTGCGGCTGCAGCGGCAGCCAACTGCGACAACTGCGCCTCGAACTCCGGCGGCAAGTCGTACTCTTCCATGTCGTTCTGCGGCAGGGGCGGCAAGGCTGCGCCAAGTTGCTTCTCGATCTCGCGGCGATACTGGAAGGCCACGTGCTCCATGATGTGCGCTTGAAGTGATGCAGTAATCTGCTGCGCCATCGGGTTTTGCCCAATCTGCTGCGCAATCTTGGGGTCTTGCCCAAGGGCCATGTGCACCGCGATGTGTGCCTCGTGATCTTGATACATGAAGGCTTTGAGCGGCTTACCCGTCATGGCATCCATGTTTTCCGTCACGGGGTCACGCGGCTTGGCGTCATCTGCAAGGGGCACGATCTTGTCAGCGTTCTTCACGCCGAGCGTCTCAATCATCTGCCGATGGAGATAGGGGAGATCGTAAAGTTGCGGAGCGGTTTGCGAGAGTTGGAGCACCGCTTGGTATTGCACAACCTTCTGCGACATCGTGGCGGCATTGGGATCGGCCACGGGAATAACATCAACGTCATCGTAATCCGACTTCTTGGCCTTACGATCTCCCACTTCTGGTTTGTACGAATACTCTTCGGGAGTATTGTCTCGAATAATTCCTGCAAGCAGTTTGAATTCCTGCTTCATCGCGTAGTACACGCGAGCCTGCACGGCGGTCATGACTTTGAGGACACGCTCCAATACCGCAAGCGTGGTGCCCACCGGGGCCTGTGCCGACATATCGCTGATCTTGAGATCGGATACGGCAGCAAAGCGGCGTCCTTCCTCGACCACCTTGTCCATGAGCATGGCAAGGGTCTGGCTCGGTTCTTTGTACGGCAGCGGCAGGATGTTGTCCCGCACTGCGCCAGAGGGTACGTCTACGTCTCGCCACTCGCCGGGGGCGATGGGGGTGTCATCTCCCTTGATACGGAGACCGCGTGATTTGAGACCACCCGGAAGATTGCTAAGAGTTCCTGCGTCGATAAGTTGGCGAAGGAGGGAGGTTGCCGCTTTAGAGTGGCCGCCGATAAGGTGGATAAGTCCGAAATAATAGAAGCCAAAGCCGGGGATATACCCGTAATGCACAAAGTGCTGTCGCTTCTGCTTGAGTTTGTCATCTTCTTTCCAATTCCGCCGTATGGCTAGAATCGTTCCCGTCCCCTTCTCAATCGTCACTACGTACGGTAGTGCAATGCCCGTCTCATTATTGTCTTTATCAACGTCCGGATATCCCGGCAGATCAATGTTGACGTGCATCTCAAGCAACTGGAACCGATCGTCCATGCTGGCTGAGAAGCCTTGATCCTCTGCTTTTTGCTTCTCTACCTCGTCCATGACCCGCATGGGTTCGCCTAGGTCCACATCGCGGTAGAAGCCTGCGTACTGCAGTTTGATCAGTTCGTTCTTCGTCTTCCGCATCCGGTGCGTTACGCGGTCTGCGGTCTCAAGGTTCGGTGCGCCATAGGGCACGATGATGTCTTCGGCTGGGATGTACACCGCCGTCTGACGATCAAGCGAAGGATCGAAGTACACCTTCTTGAATGCGTTACCTGCAAGAGCAAGGCTAAGCAGAAGCCGCTCGTGTTCCGGGCGATACTCCTTCATCACCTCGGTCAACTGGTAGTTCATGTCATCCGCAACGCGGATAGCCGAGTCACGCTTGTCTTGGGTCTCCTTGCCGATGATCTTCGTCTTGACCGGCCCCATCGCGGGGAAAGTCTCCATGATGGTCTCGGACTGGAACTTGACCGCTGATTCCATCAAAAGCGGATGAAAGACTCCGCAAGCACCGGGCCACGGCTCGGTACGTTCCTCGTACCGAATACCCAAAATCTTCAAGCCTTTAATATAAGTGTCGAGCCAATCCTTACGTGAGGAGAGGTCTTGCTCATAGTTACCGATCAACTCACCCGCAAGCGAACCTAGTTCGTTCTCGCTCATGTACTCTGCAAGGTTGGCGTCGAAGTCTTCGGCACGGGGCTCTTCTTTGCCCAGTTCAATCATCATGCCATCTACGCCAATGCGAACCTCTTCCGGGTCCACAATCTCAATCTCAATCGGCTCAGGGGGAGTAAGTGACTCAAGACCCAACGGAGCCTGCATCAGACTTTTATCGACGGCCATCTAAATTCTCCTAGTAATACCCTTCTCGCCTGCGCTTGAAGTACCGTGTCGGCTCCGGCTCATCGCTCGCCAATTTCAAAAAGCCGCCCTGTCGATACCGCAGCAATGCTTGGGTCATCGAGTCTACCAAGTCATCGTGTTCGCCAGATGGGAAACTTGCAACTTCTTCGACCAGTTCTTCCGCCCAATGAGTATTAGGAACCCAAACGCGACCGGATGCAAACATGTCTGAAACCGCATTCAAACGGGCAATTTTGTCGTTCCCCCTGCTTGGGGTGAACTCCTGCACCGGAATACCCATGGCACGCAGTTCAAAGATGAGAGGGCTGCCTGCTGCCTTGGCTTCAATAATCATGCTATCGGGGTTCCAATACTTGTACTCCTCAAACGCCGTTTCTTTTAGTTCCGGAAACTCCATGCGCTTCTTAAAAGCGTTGAGAAGGATGATGTTGGACTGGTTTTTCCCGGTGTCATCCGGGTGTTCAAACACTCCCCACGTGGTGCAGGCTGAGTAGTCAGCCCGTTCTGACTTGAGAAACGCCGTATCCCACGACTGGATGATGTAACTACAGAAAGGTACGTTGTCTGCGTCCCAAACTCGCCACCAATCGCGTTTGATAATGGCCGATACGTCAGAAGTAGGCTCCTGCTGGTACTGAGCCATCCACTTGCCATTGGGCAGTTCCTGCCGCAAGGCTTCCAGTTCTTCGATGCTCCAAAACTCGGGCCAAAGTGCCTTATTTGACGGCAAAATAGCCGGAAATTCGATGACTTCCCACTCTTCTCCACTACGCTGAGCGGCTGCTTTGAGCACTTGACCCGTCAAATCCTTCTTGGACCAGCGAGTCATAACAACCACAATAGCCCCACCCGGCTGGAGACGCTGCCGAGGCCCGGAGGTGTACCATTCGTACGTCTTGTCGTAGACTTCGGGGTTAGTTTCAGCGAGCGTAGCCTCCTGCTCGCTGTGCGGGTCGTCAATAATGAGCAAATCCGCGCCTTTACCGGTCACGGCACCGCCTACACCGATAGCAAAGTACTCTCCAGCGTAGTTTGTAGCCCATCTACCGGCTGCTTTTGAGTCCGCTTGCAGCGCAACTTGCGGAAAAATGTCTTTATAGCGGTCAGAATCGACCAAATTACGCACTTTTCGGCCAAAACCCACCGCTAATTCGGCTGTATGGGAGGTTTGGATGATCTTTTTGTCCGGATATTTGCCTAAAAACCAACTAGGCAGCAGGTAAGACGCAAATTCCGACTTGGTATGCCGTGGCGGCATGTTAATAATGAGGCGTTTTGTCTCGCCAGAAGCCACTCGCTCAAACGCACGGGCCATTTTCTCGTGATGCCGCCCATGAATGAAGTTAGGCCACACGTATTTGACGTAGGCCATGAAGTCCGTCTTGGCTTTTTCTTGCGTTCCTGCCTTTCTTGCTTCAGCCACCAACTGTCCAACGCGCTGCTGGAGTTCTGGGGGCATGTTCGGAAGCCGTTTTTCAACGTCACGGAGCAGGTTCTGATCCATCTTCCGAGTCTGCTTCGTTGTTGTTTAGTCCAAGTTCTTCATCCAAATCAAGTTCGGCTAGCGAAACAGGCTGATCCTCACTTACAACCGCATAATCCCCGTCGTACAACTCAAGAGTTTTGCGCAATTCCGTCTCGATATCCTTAACCGTACGTTGTGTGACGGTGACATCTATGCGCTCTGAGAAGAGCCCAACCCCATTAACTTTGCCTAGCATTTCCAGTGCTTTTAGCCGCGTTCTGGAATCGGAGTTTGCAGAGTCAATAATTAACTTGTTGGTAACGTAATTACGCAGCCGACGGTGCACGTCCAATACTTCCCGATCAAATTCAGAAAGTATGGCGTTAATGTGCTTGATGGTACCGGGGGTTGCCGATTTTGCTGAAGGTAATTCGCCACTGGCTATCGCAAGATGCGATTCAAACCGGTCACTATCTGTGACCTCTACCTCAAGCCCCTGCCTCTCCAACTCCTCAACTGTGTTGAGTAGAGCCTCGGCTTTTGCACGGAAGTCTTCTAGTTCTTCCGGTGATGTATCAAATGGGAACGGAATCCCCAGTTCTGGCGTTGCAACAACCGGCATATTGGTGCCTATGGTGTCGTTGCGCGGAGTATACAGAACATTTCTAAAAATAGAAGTATCCGTGTGGTGGGCAGGGGACCCAAATGAATGACGGGGGGTGTTCCTATAAACATAGGGTGGGGGGTCTTGTGCCAAAAAATGGTGATTGGCTGCGCAGATCATAGAGTACAGAAGATGCGCGGGACTCCTAAATACATTTGGGTTGGTACGGGTACGGTGGGGTCGGGCTGCGCCCATTTTGTAAACACGTGTTTATACGAAAATACTTGCAATTTGTCGAATAGTGTGAGATACTATAGGCGTCGATTGGGAATCAACCCGCCGACGGATTCATAAACACTACTGTTTACATGAGGATACGAAAATGATTCCGAGCAATATCAAAAAGGTCGTAACCGACGCGATCAAGTCCGAAGCGACGACTGGCAAAAAATGGGTGGAAGTCGGGAACGTGGTGCGGACTGAATACGCAAGCGCCGAGGCACTAAAAGCAATTAAAGATGAGTTTTTGGATGAAGTTATCTATCCGGCAATGGGAGATGAGACCGTACGTATCATGCGCGCAGAAGTACCACGCAAGAGTACAAAAGAGTGGAACGGTGCAAGCCCGACCCAGCAAGCCGCATGGACTACGCTAGGCAAAGCAAAAATTTCGGAACGTGGAAAAGGTGGGTCGTACTTTTTCCGAATCTGCGACAAGTACGCATTCCCGACACCGAAAGATGAAAGCGATGAAAAAGCAAGCACCGAGCAAAAAGCGACCGACGACGCTACGTACTGTACCGAGCGCACGACGCAATGCATCAAGCGATTGCAGAAGTCCGAAGCGCCGCCGAAGCACCTGAAGCGATTGCTCGAACTCTACGCCGAAGCGAATCGACTGATCGCCGAGGGCTGATCCGACCCGCTCCGTACCGCTAGGCTGCAAGGGCAGCCTAGCGCTTTTTTTTGCGCGAGTCAAGCGTGTTTTTGCTCTTTTTTTTTATCGCAACTATCATCGCAGAGGCTCAGCATCCGCAGAGTGGTCATGCTTTGTTTCATTTGTTTCGTTTTGTAGCAGCATGAAGAAACAAGCGTAAGTCATTGATTTTATTAGGAATACATATCCTTTTTTATATATTGTTTCAATGTTTCATAAAATAATACCCCCTAAGGAAATTTTACTTTTTTCGCTCAGGGAACTGCGACCGACTGCGCCTTCCTGCAAGTTCGGTAAGACCGTGAAAAACGTGAAACAATGCAACAAACGGAAATTTAACGTCATAACACCATGATTCATATGGTTTTTCTCAAAGTAGCATTTTCCCAAAACAATGCATTACAAGTGAAACAAGCAGCCCAAAACGACCACCAATTCACCAAATCCAAGCATGTAAACACATGTTTATACAGCCCACGGAGTGCAACATGACGAACGACTACCAATGCGACCGCTGCCACGCCCCACTAAACCGGCACCGCTACGAGATCGGCTACACCACGTGTATGCCATGCGGCGAGGAAGCCGCGAAGCGGCGAAGGCACACCATCGTCCCGATGCACAAGTCGAACTACATCGTGGTGACTGACCGCAACGACCTGAAAGGCATCAACAACAAAGGAGGGTTCCACAGATGAACATATACAAGTTGGCTGCAGAAATGCACAGAGTGTTCTGCTCGGCTAAGCCAGAGTTTGAGTACCTGAACTTGCTGCGTGACCACGACAGGCTGATGAGTATGGCTCAGGCAGCAAGGTGCTTGGAGGAAGCGTTTGGTCTTGACCAACGAGAGGCCAAGAAAGTTTTGCTTGAATGGATGCAATGGGTCCAGAAGAACGCCCACACCAAACAACATTCATAAACAACTGTTTACGAAACAGGAGAACACCATGAACTACATAAACCAAGACGACGAACTGGAGAACGAGTCAGGGCTGCCTGAGCCAGACGAGTTCGACATCCTGCAAGAACTTTATACGCAGGAACGGATGGCTAACGACTTCCTGATCGAGCGGCTCAAAACCCTAGCCTCTGCCCAACCCGAGGAAGCCCTGCAAGGCATCCGAGACATCCTGACCGATGGCTATGCGTACTTTGGAGAGCAGCGACCTTGGGATCGCCCGAGCATCACATCCCTACTGCCAAACAACCAACAACTTGACCTGTTCTAGGAGAGCATCATGGCTGCAACAACCTACCAACAAATCAAAGAGCAATACGACACCACCAAACCCATCCGAGGACGCAGCGATGATGTCCGACCTGCGGGTAAGCGCCGACGAGATTGGGAACGTGTAGTCAAGACCGAGCGTGGCTACGCCTACCGGATGCATACCACAGACTGCGTGGAGTTCACGGAGGAGAAACTAATACTCCGCTCAGGTGGATGGACGACAGTCGGTACGGGTAAGTTCATCAACGACTATGCACCCGTTGCTTGTGGCAAGAGGTACAACGCACTCTGGGTTGGGATTGATAAGAATTGGGAACGAGTACATTTGCCGAACCACTGCGTGACGCACGACCACCCGACAGAACAATGGCTATGGGTTCCCATCCCTGCCAAGGGCGAGGTGACGTTCACTTGGGACGAGGTGCGGCAAAGATACGTGCTAGATCCCACAAAGATACAAGTGCGTACCGTCAACCGGAAACGGGCGAACGAGTCCCGCAAGCGCGTGAAACCCCTGCTCGACTACTGCAAAGCCATACTCAAACTGAGCGACGGCGAGGTGCGACGGGAAGATATCTACGGGAGACGAGATGACCTGCGCCCGCACGACATATTAAAAGCCCACACCGACGAGCAGATGCTGACGGCGTTCTACGCCTTGCTACGTGCAACCCAAGCGACATGGCAGGACTGGCAGCGCGGGGTGTATGCATACGGAATCGCATCAGTACAGAGAACTTTGTACAAGATGCACGATGCGGGATCACCGGAGATCTACGACCACGAGTGGGTGGATCCAAGCAGCAAGATACCAACCAACCATGTCGGATATACTTGACATTGTTGTAATAGTTTGATATCATATAACAAATGGGGCTAAGTCAGTTAGCCAACATCGAGAGACCTATAAACAACTGTTTACAAGAGAGGAGAATGACCATGCTAAATACAAGCATATCGCTAGAAGAGTTTGCATTGAGTGTCGCCACGGCAGGTAACAAGGTCTGCTTCATTGGCGAGGGTGAGATGGGCATTGGCAAGTCAGCCATGCTCTACAAGATTGCCGAGATGCTACCCACACATCTCCCTGCGTACATCGACTGCACATTATTGGACTTGGGCGATTTCGCCCTACCGTACACAGTCGAGGAGAACCACATGAAGGTGACGCGCTTCGCTCCCAATGCGAGGTTCAGATTCCACGAGGGTAAGCCCGTCATCATCATGCTCGACGAGATTGGCAAGGCTATGAAGTCGGTGAAGAATGTCTTGCTCACTCTTATGAACGAGGGGCGCATCGGTGATCACTACCTGCCCGAGGGTAGCATCGTGTTCGGCACCACTAACTTGATGGGCGAGGGTGTCGGAGACTTGTTGGAGCGTCATGCCCGTAATCGTGTGTGCATGGTGCGCATCAGGAAACCAAGCGCAGACGAGTGGATCGAGAACTACGCTATCCCGAAGGGTCTGTTGCCCGAGGTCATCGCATGGGTCAAGCAGTTCCCGCATTGCATGGCATCGTTCGATGACCCGTCACAACGTGACAATCCGTATATCAACCAACCGACCAAGGCAGGGCAGGGTGCGTGTGTGACTCCAAGATCTTTGGAGAAAGCGTGTTACATCGCACAGCACAGATCGACTCTGGGTAATAACGTGACCATCGCAGCACTAGCCGGTGTGATCGGTGAGAGCGCAGCCCGAGACATGCAAGCGTTCTTCATAGTCGCAGACAAGTTGCCAACGTGGGAGGCCATCATCCACTCGCCTGACACGGCGAAACTCCCCGACGATGCAGTAGCCAAGTGCATCTGTGTGTATGGCGCACTCACACGTGTCGAGCGAGACACACTCAGTAAGTGGATGGCGTACGTCAGTCGCATGGACAAGGAGTGGCAAGCCCTGTTCGCCAAGTCGGTGATGAAGTCCCCCAAGCAATCGTTCTGTGTGATGAACAAGGACTTCAAGGACTGGGCGTTGGCTAACGAGTGGCTTTTCTAAACAATGTTTACAAAAGAGGAGAGTGCAACGTGAACAAACTAACAGCCGAGCAGCGCGTACAACGAGCGCACGTAGCGTTGATGAACGATCCAAAATATTGCCTGTTCTCTGGGATATTTATGATCGGTAAGGTCGAGGTGCGTGACGACATTCCGACAGCATGCACTAACGGAAGAGATGTTTTATACGGGCGCAAGTTCGTGGACAAACTCACCGAGCCAGAGTTGCGTGGGTTGGTGCTGCATGAGGCCAAGCACAAATCGTTCAGGCATCTGACCATTTGGAAACATCTGTACGAGCAGGACGCACGACGGGCGAACATGGCCTGTGACTACGTGATCAATCTCATGATCCATGACTCCGACCCCGAGGGTAAGTTCGTCAAGTTGCCCGAGGGTGGGTTGCTCGACGAGAAGTACCGAGGCATGGATGCAGCGACGGTGTTCAAACTTCTCGAACAACAAGGCGATGGTGGGTCGGGTGAAGGTGATGGCGAGTCGGGTGGTGGGTTCGATGAGCATGACTGGACGGGTGCCGAGGAGATGTCGCAGTCCGAGCGTGAAGCACTGGGTAACGAGATCGACCAAGCACTACGACAAGGCGCAATACTGGCAGGGAAAATGAGCGGCAATGTGCCACGTGAGATTACCGATGCACTGACACCGAGAGTGGACTGGCGTGAAGCGTTGCGTGACTTTGTGTCATCACATTGCGCGGATCGTGACGAGAGTACATGGCGTAGACCAGCCCGTAGGTGGATCGCACAAGACGTTTACATGCCATCAAGTATCAGCGAGACCATCGGGCGCATCGTGGTGGGCATCGACATGTCTGGGTCTATCGGAGCGAACGAGATCGGTCAGTTCTTGGGCGAGTTGCGGTCTATCTGCGAGACGGTCAAGCCCGACGGCATAGACATACTGTATTGGGACACACAAGTGTGTCGGCATGAGCCATACGAGCGTGACCAGTTGGACTCACTCTTGCAATCCACTAAACCCATGGGTGGTGGCGGCACTGACCCGCAGTGCATACCTGATTACATCAAGGCTAAAAGTATTACGGCTGAGTGCGCGGTAATACTCACCGACGGGTACGTGCATCGGTGGGGCGAGGGTTGGTCGGTGCCTGTGTTGTGGGCCATCACTACTCCAAACATCACGGCAGATGTCGGCAAGTCGGTGACGGTGCAATGAGCCGAGGATACGTCAAGTGGAAGCACGAAAAGATTTGGTATGTGATCGAGTCACCAGACAAACAGT